GTTTCAAGGTAAATGGTTTGATGTGGTTATTCATACGGCAATAGTAGGAGGAAGCCGTCTACAGACAGAGGATGAACGAGTGATAAGACAGAACCTTCTGATGCACTACAACTTATTGGCTAACAGAAATAGTTTTGGAAGATTTATAACCTTTGGTTCCGGTGCCGAAACATTTGCTCCCGATACTCCATATGGTATAAGTAAACGAATTATTGCGGACTCTATACAGGCAACAGCCAACTGGTACAACTTACGCATATTTGCGGTGTTTGATGAAAACGAATTGAATACCCGTTTCATTAAGGGAAACTTAATACGGTATTTGAGAAAGGAGCCAATGCTGATACATTCAAATAGATTGATGGATTTCTTCTATATGAAAGACTTGGTTTCTTTGGTTGATCACTATCTTATGACAGATAGCCCCTCTAAAGAAGTAAATTGCTCATATGCCGACAAATATACCCTCACTAATATCGCGGCTATGATCAATGAGTTAGGAACACATAAAGTTCCAATTATAGTAGAAGAAGTTGGAAAGTTGGGAGTTTATTGTGGGGATGGCGAATCTCTACCAATAAATACCATAGGATTACGAACAGGCATCCGCGAAACATACAAGGCTTTGTTAAAAGAAGAGCATACATTATGAAGATTCCCTCATATAGCATTACCATCCAAACTTATGTCCATCGGTTTGAACCATACTTCAAACCCCTCTTGGCAAGAGTACACAAACAAAGACCTAATGTAGAGAAGGTTGTTTTTGTCAACGGACAGCACAAAGAAAAGTTTGACGAAAACTATCGTAGAGAGATGCTTCAGTACGCATCGTATTTTTCGAATACCTTTCTGTTGATGTCTCCCATCGTGCGTGGGTGTGCGTTCATGTGGAACAACTCAATCAACTATACAAGTGGGGAATATGTGCTTGTATTAAGCGATGATGTAATTGTTCTTGATGGATTTTTTGATGATTTTGAAAATATGTTGGCACACAATCACCAATTAGGTGACGAATCATTTAGAATCAATACTCATTGGGGACATTTTTGTATGTATCGAAAAGACCTTATAGATGTAGAAAAAATTGGATTTTTTGATGAGAGGCTTGTTGGATTCGGAGAAGAAGATTATGATTGGATGTGGAGATATCAAAATCTTCACAATAAACATATGCGTAATTATGGCACCAATAAGATGCCATACAATACTGATGATGCGTGTCTTCCTGGTAAAAATACAAGAACCCACAGCAATAGTAAGTATAGTGCATTCAATCGTGAGTTTATGGAAAGCAAGATGGAACCTGATCCAACTGGTACAAATGATGGGTGTGGAATTTCTAGAGGGTTTGCACAAAAAACAATACCAGGAATGGAGACACCTAATTTCTATCCTGGCGAAACTTGGTATAGAAGCAACATACAGAAACTTTGAAAACTGTTATGAACAACAATAATAAAATATCAGTCTATGGGGGATCAGGCTTTATTGGAAGTTCCTTTCTATCGGCGTTTCCATCACAAACAATACAGATACCAAGAGATCAAAATACACCAATGTCCGATGAGGTGCTATATTTTATCAGTACAAACCACAACTACCATGTATTTGATAATCCACACCTAGACATTGATACCAATTTAACCAAGTTGATTGATGTATTAGAGGCTTGTAAAAATAGTAGTAGAACCTGCACATTTAACTTTATTAGTTCTTGGTTTGTATATGGAAAAAAGAATAAGTTTCCTGTCATGGAAACAGATGAATGTCATCCTGAAGGATTCTACTCAATCACAAAATATGCAGCAGAAAGATTGTTGGTATCATACTGTGATACCTTTAAGATGAAGTATCGTATTCTTCGTTTGACTAATATCATTGGAGAAAATGCAACAGAAGTATCAATCAAAAGAAATGCCTTGCAGTATTTGATTGAAACTTTATTCGATAACAAAGAAGTAAAATTATACAATGATGGATCGGATATGCGAGATTTTATGCATATCATAGATGCTTGTCGGGCTATTATGAAATGCATTGAAAATGCTTCAATCGGAGAAACCATTAATATCAGTAATTCAGATCCTCATACCATAGGAGAACTTGTTCGTTACGCTCAAAAACGCATGGGAGGTAATGGCAAGATTATTAGCGTGGAACCTCCGGATTTTCATAAGGTAGTTCAGAGCAAAGATATGCATTTAGACAATATCAAGTTATTATCGTATGGATACGCTCCTTCTATCAATACATATGATGCAGTAGATCGAATAGTAAATTATATTATGGAAAGAAAAATACAAAATGTATCGTGAAACAAAAACAAGAAGTTGGACAAAATCAATATTGTGGAGGGTAATCGCAACCGCAAACAGTTTTGCTATTTTGACTTCTGCTTTAACAGATAAACCCTTGACTAACGCAATCTATATGAACATAACAGGTCTGTTTATTTACTACTTTTACGAAAGAATATGGAATTATATTTTTTGGGGTAAAGTAAAGGTAACAACAAAAAATCTAGAACAAGAAAAGGATAATTAAAATGAATAAAGTTATGATTGTAGGCGGTGCGGGATACATTGGAACTCTACTTTCAACTAAACTACATGAACGCGGATATGATGTTCGTGTAGTAGATCTTATGTGGTTTGGTAATAATCTACCGCAAGTACTGAAAGAGAAGGCAAAGGTTGCTGATGTGTTTGACCTAACGCAGAAAGATCTTGAGGGATTTGATTCGGTTGTCTTTGTTGCTGGACTTTCCAACGATCCTATGGCTGACTATTCGCCAGCGAAGAACTTTATTTCTAACTCCGCTAGCCCTGCTTACCTTGCTTATATTGCAAAGAAAGCAGGAGTGAAGCGTATGGTATATGCTAGTAGTTGCTCTGTTTATGGATATGCAGTTGATCAGTTTTATGATGAGACTGGCCCTACTACAGCAGTCTATCCATATGGTATCTCTAAGTTACAGGGAGAGAAGTCAGTACTGCAATTGGCAGATGATTCATTCTCAGTAATTGCTTTTAGAAAAGGTACAGTATCGGGAGTAAGTCCTCGTATGCGATTTGACCTAGTGGTCAATGCTATGTTCAAGACTGCAATGTCTACGGGAACAATTACCATGAGTAATCCTGCAATTTGGAGACCCATCTTGTCCATCAGGGATTGTGTTTCTGCTTACATCCGAGCAATTGAATGTGATCCTACGATCTCTGGTGTTTTCAATGTTGCTTCGGATAACTGCACTATTGGACAGATTGCTGATATTGTAAAAAATACAATAGAAGCCACCACAAAAACAAATTTAAAAATTATTAACAATAATGTTAAGGATGTTCGCAACTATAAGGTTAATTGTGATAAAGCAAAGACGGTTTTAGGATTCTCACCTACCTGTGGGGTGAAGCAGATTGTCCAAGATTTATTAGATAATAGAGAGATTTTTGGTGACATGGACAACCCTGCGTATTACAATATCAAGACCTTTATTGGAATGGAGCAACCAACATGATGGACATCAGTATTGACAATAAGAACAAGCAACTACAGGAACTTGTTAAGGATCGCTTAACAGCAAACAAGAAGAAGTGGATACCTGGCGAGAGTTGGGTACAGTATGCAGGAAACTACTTTACAGAAGATGAGTATGTTGCTGCTATTGATTGTCTACTTGGAGGATGGCTTGCTCTTGGTGAGAATGGATTTAGATTTGAACGAAACTTTCGAAGCCGCCTTGGCAAGGATCACGGTGCGCTTGTAAATAGTGGATCAAGTGCAAATCTTCTTATGGTATCTGCTTTAAAGTCCAAAAGACTATTTGGATTCAAGCCAGGAACAAAAATCATTACACCCGTAGCGGGGTTTCCAACCACAATCAATCCCATCATTCAAAATGGGTTTGAGCCGGTATTTGTTGATATTGAGTTGGATACTTTGAATCTAAATGTAGATCAAGTAGAGGAAGCCGCAAAGCAGGGAGCAAAGGCTCTTATATTTGCCCATGTATTAGGCAATTGTCCAAATATGGATCAAATTATGGATATCGTAAAGCGTTACGATTTGATTCTTCTTGAAGATTGTTGTGATGCACTTGGAACTACTTACGATGGCAAGTTGCTTGGTAGTTTTGGTACATTTGCATCTTGCTCATTTTATCCCGCTCATCACATCACTCTAGGCGAGGGTGGATTTGTTGCTTGCCAAACAGAGGAACAGAATATCGTAGTGAAGAGTTTACGCGAATGGGGAAGAGGCTGCTACTGTTATGGTGCTGCTGCGTCTTGTCTAAAGAATGGGATGTGCAAGAAGAGGTTTAGTAATTGGTTGCCAAGTCTTCCCGATGAAGTGTTTGACCACAAATTTGTTTATGAGGAAATTGGATATAATCTAAAGCCCCTAGATCTACAGGCTGCTATAGGTCTTGTTCAACTTGAAAAATTAGATGAGATTATTGCTATCCGTAAACACAATTATGCTCGTCTGTTTGATGTATTTGCAAAGTATGAGAATTATTTCCATATGCCACGCGCAAATGCAAAGACAAATCCGTCTTGGTTTGCATTCCCATTAACCGTTCGTGATGATGCACCATTTAAGCGCAAAGATTTAACTATGTTCTTGGAGAACAGTAAAATTCAGACAAGAAATTATTTTGCAGGTAACATTTTGTTACAACCTGGCTATTCTGAAGTAGCACCTCATATTGATGCAAAGAAGCAATTTCCTGTTGCAACAAAGGTAACAACAGATACCTTCTTCTTGGGCGTAAGTCCAGTCATTACTGACGAGCAACTTGATTATGTTGGTAAAACTGTAGATTCCTTCTTTGAAAGCAGAAAATAATATATTATCTCCGCTTGACTATAAAGGATTTTCTGTTATAATATCCTGAATGCCAAATGACCGTATTGAAACCTTAGTCCTCCGTTCGCTTATTCATGATGAAGAATACGCACGGAGGACTTTGCCTTTTCTAAAGCCCGAATACTTTATGGATCGCACCGAGCGTGTGGTCTACGAAACCATTGCAGGGTTTATCCTGAAGTACAACAAGACTCCTACGATTGAGACCATTACAATTGATCTCTCCAATCGAGAGGGAACATCTGAGGAGGAGTTCAAGCAAGGAAAGAAATTGCTAGATGAACTTATCTCCTTCGATAAACCTGATACCAAATGGTTAGTCGATGCTACTGAGAAGTTCTGCCGTGACAAGGCTGTCTACAATGCCATCATGGAATCGATTCAGATCATCGATGGTAAGGGTACAAAGACACAGAATGCCATTCCCGAAATACTAACAGATGCATTGGCAGTCTCCTTTGATACACACATTGGACATGACTTTATCGAAGACCACAATGAGCGGTTTGACTTCTACCATAAGGTCGAACGCAAGATGCCGTTTGACTTGGAGTACATGAACAAAATTACACAGGGTGGTGTTCCGAGCAAGACTCTGAATGTGATCCTCGCAGGTACGGGCGTGGGTAAGAGTCTGTTCATGTGTCATCATGCTGCCAACTGCCTCATCACAGGAAACAATGTCCTCTACATCACTTGCGAAATGGCAGAGGAGCGTATTGCAGAACGCATTGATGCTAACCTCATGGACATCTCACTTGATGATTTGAAGAAATTGCCTAAGGATATCTACAGCCGCAAGATGCAGCGTATCATGTCCTCTACCTCTTCTAAGTTAATCATCAAGGAATATCCAACTGCTACTGCAAATGCAATGCACTTTGAAGCCCTCTTAGATGAACTGCGACTGAAGAAGAACTTCAAGCCAGACATTGTGTTTATCGATTACCTGAACATTTGTGCATCTAGTCGCTTCAAGGCAAACGCTAATGTCAACTCGTACACTTATGTCAAGGCGATTGCAGAAGAACTTCGTGGCATGGCAGTCAAGTATGATGTTCCAATCTTCACCGCTACACAGACAAATCGTGAGGGGTTTTCTAATAGTGATGTCGAACTAACAAATACAAGTGAGTCATTCGGTCTTCCTGCAACAGCAGACTTTATGATTGCTCTAATCTCCACCGAAGAACTTGAGGAATTAGGGCAACTCATGGTCAAACAATTGAAAAATCGTTATGGTGATCCATCTGCATACCGCCGCTTTGTTGTGGGTGTAGATCGAAGCAAGATGAAGTTGTTTGATCTTGATGCACAGGCACAAAAGGGTATTTCACGAATGGGTGGAAAGGGCGATGAAGAAAAAGTAGAAGTACCTGAAGGCGGCAATAGTTTTAAAACTTTTCGTCAGCGTTCAGATGAGAAATTTTCCAAGAGAAAGTTCGAGAATTGGTCTTGATCGTATAAATATAAAAAGGATTGAATACAATGAAGAATTATAACGGCATTTCATTACAGCACGAAACCGAAGCAGGGGCTTCACATCAGACCGCCTTGATTTGGGCAGTAGAAAATACAACTGGAGATGTATTGGAATTGGGTTGTGGTGATTATAGCACGGAACTACTACATAAACTACTTGAAGGGACAGGCAGAAAATTAGTTTCTGTTGATGATAATTACGAATGGACAAATAGGTTCACTCATATGGCTAATGATAACCATGTATTCAAAGTAATAGATAAAGACAAATGGTTTGTAGCAATACATGAATTTACAAAAGTTGAATGGGGGGTTGTTCTTGTTGATCAAGGATATGATGCATCTGGAGATACATCTAGATTTTACTCTGTAAAAAAACTTGTAGATCATGCAGAATATGTTATTGCACATGATGCCGATTTATTGCCACATATGCAAATCAAAGACTACAACTGGAAGATTTTTTATCCAAAATATACTCCAATTGTATGGAGAAAAGGCCCACCCACATATATTATCTCAAACAGACACAATTTAAGTGAAGTGGCAATTGCAGAGGATTGACCTCTTGACAACAACTTGCTTCGTGATATACTACCATTCATGTACAGATTACACATCGACATTCCATTTGATGCTTGTTCGGTAGAGGAAGCACAAGAGAAAGCAAAGCAACTCCTCAATGAACTCTCCATTAACAACAATATTCAGTTGGGTCATCTCGCTGAAGAACTCAATTATCGATTGGGTAATGATGAAGATCGTCAGCGTTCGAACTATCTTGATATCAATCATAAGGGGCATTGCTCAAGTAAGAAGTCCACAATACGATTTTCGTAATGAGAAATGTCCGACTTGTGTTGAGTGTGGATGTGCCACATATAAGACACAAAGAGATCATACTTTTATGATAGGTGGAAATGAAGAAGTTCGCTCAGAGCCATTAGTAAAGGCTACAGTTGTTTACAACTCTACTGTATTTCAATGTACCAATCTAAAGTGCGGACGATACTATATGGGGCCTGAAGCAACGCAAGAATTTGAACCGATACATAAGGTGTTAACAAAAAGCATCAAGACATACAAGAGATTGTAACACATGGGACGAGGGGGTCTTTGGTTGGCCCAGATGAGTTTATACCTCTTCGGCACAGGTTCGATTCCTGATCGTCCTACTCGCAACTACTTACACTATTAACTTTTTAGGGAGATTATTATGCTGATTCCGAACACAAATTACATCATCGTTGAAACCACCAAGGAAGTCTTTGAATCTCATGTCGATGGAAATGTTGATAGCCGAATCGGCTCTCGACTTCCTGTCCTTGTTGGCAAGATTTACGCTATTGGAGATAGTCAGTTCTCTGATAGTCCTGTAATGGGCGATGGACGCTCGTTCTCATGGGCGCGTAAGCCTGATGCCTTTCCTTTGACTCATAACGAAGAAGTCATTTGCCAATATTGGGAACACGCCACACAGCACGAAGACAAATACTTATTCCTTGTTATGAAGGAAAGTGTCCTTGGAGTATATCGTGATCGTCAAGAAGTCGAATCTAGCCTTTTTGATAATATGCAGCCTGAAATCGAATTGGTATAACCTTACCACGATGGGTCGCTGACCCCAAAGATCGCGCCTTTGGCATGACAACCCCCCTTATACGGGGGTTGTTTCTTTAGAATTGAGGTTTGCTGAAGACTAAATACCGTGATGATAGTCAACTTTTCGAGTCTGATTACCCAACCACAACGAGTCTGCCCCATGAACGAGGCGGTGGAGACTCAACACCTTGAGCATATTGAAGATTTGATGTTAAAAGATTTGGATAATGGTATATCCAATTCCATGTTGCTAATGACCAATATTGCCAAGTCCTTGGCTAGCAGTACCCCAACCGCCAAAATGGTCATTACGACAAAATGGGATGGCGCACCTGCTATCGTGGCAGGTAAACACCCATCAAACAATGAGTTCTTTGTTGCGCTAAAACACGCAACGACCTCCAAGAATCCAAAGATAAACTTTACAGCAAAAGATATTAAGACCAATCACGGCGATAATGCTGACCTACTAAGCAAACTCACCCTTTGCTTGGAATATTTACCTTCGGTACTTCCTTCCACGGGAGTCTACCAAGGCGATCTGATGTTTAGCACCAACTCTAGAAAAGAGATGGATATTGATGGAGTTAAGAACTTTGTATTCCGTCCGAATACTATCCTCTATGCAGTTCCTGTTGGTTCACCTCTAGGCAAAAAGATAGGTGCTGCTAAGTTAGGAATTGTGTTCCATACGGTATATACAGGCAAGTCTGATACCTTGCAGGGAATGAATAAAGGAACGCTTGCTTCTTTGGATGGATTTAAGCAGACAACGAATGTATGGTTTTCTTCAGCCACTCTTCCTTCGCCTCCAACAGGTAAGACATTCATTACTGCAAGCGATTCTTCACAAATAACGGCACTTCTTAAATTAATGAAACCTTTGGCTCCCAAGACCAAGTCATTCATCAAGATCGTATTCAAGTCGCATAAGACTGATATCTTTGATGAACTAACACCTTTTATAAATTCAGGTGTCAGAGCAGGAATTTCAAAGTACGATTCCTCTAAATTGAAAACGCATATCGCTTCAAAATATGACTTGGCAATTGCTAAACTAAAGCAAGCAAAGAATCAAGAACTGAAGCAAAAGGCGAAGATAGATGCATTAAAGTTTATTGATGCCTATGCTTCTCAATTCGATCAGATGTTTCAACTGCACTCTCTTATTAGCGAGGCAAAACTCATAATCATCAAAAGACTTTCCGAAGTCAAGACTATTGGAACTTACCTACCTACAACTACTGGTATCAAGGCAACGAATCCTGAAGGCTTTGTTGCTGTTTGTGGTGATACCTGTCAGATGATTAAATTGGTAGATCGTATTGAGTTCGCACAGGCAAACTTTAACCTAGCCAAGGATTGGAAGTTATGAAGACCTTTTTAGAAGCAACAAAAAGTAAGAAACCCGCAAAGAAGTCTGTAGTCTTTGCATATGGTCGCATGAACCCGCCCACCACAGGTCATGGAGTTCTTGTAAAGAAGGTTATCGATGAGGCAAGTTCTCGCGGAGCAGATCACTTTATCTTTGTTTCTAAGTCACAAGAGCCAAAAAAGAATCCACTCACGCACACACAAAAGGTATCCTATCTTCGTAAGTTGTTCCCACAGGGCAACTTTCCGCTGAACAAAGCAGTAAACCCATACGAGGCTGTTCTGTATCTGTGCGACTTGGGATACACCGATATCACCATGATTGCAGGAAGTGATCAGGTTGAAAACTTCAAAAGCATTGTGAACTACAAGGGTAAGATTGCAGAGAAAGATCCTAAGAAGCGCAAGTATTCCTTTGATACTTTCAATGTTGTTCAGGCAGGAGAAGAGCGCGTAGAGAAGATTACTCTCGCAGACATTGATAAGATGCTAAAGAAAGGCAAGACAGTCGATCCAATGTATATGTCGGCATCTCTCATGCGGGCTGCTGCATTCGCCAAGCGTTTCGATATATTTGCTATCGGCATTCCTGGTAACAAGACTCTAGCCAAACAACTTTACAATGATGTTCGAAAGGGCATGGCACTCAACGAAGAATATATTCCAGAAGCCAAGGATGATCCAACGGACAAGGTTACCATTCTTGCTCTTACTTCATCAGATAAAGACTTGAGTGATACTATTGAGAAGATGCAGGAAATCTGCAAAAGGCGTAAGATTGAATTCTATGCTGTTAAAACTTCCAAAGCACAAATTGATATTTCGAATGTGATTGCCAACAAGATTGTAATTAAGAACTACGATGGTGAAGGAAAAGATATAGCAATTGTTCCTGGCGATACTGTAGCAATTGTTCGTGGTGGTGTAATGAATACCGACATCGGTGTTGCTATTATGACTATCTTGCAGAATAATGGCGTATTCATGATTAATGAGCGTGGAGGAATGGAACTCTGTGCAAATAAGTTAGAAACTGCTATTGCTCTAAAGAAGCATAATCTTCCACATCCTCGCACCGCTTTTGTTGCGGCTGAAGAGAATATTGAAACTGCTGTTAAAGAGATTGGTGGCAAGTTCCCTGTTATTGTGAAGACTCTCACAGGTGCTGAAGGCATCGGCGTTTCCAAGATTGAAAGCATGGAGAGCCTGAAGTCTGTATTGCAAACCTTGTGGAAATATGGCGCAGAGATCATTATGCAAGAGTTCTTGCCTGATTTCAAGAACGATGTTCGCAGCATCTGTCTGAATGGCAAGATATTTGCCTGTGCCAAGCGAGACAAGGCTCCTAAGGATTTCCGTACAAACATTGCTCGTGGTTCAAAGGGTGGCGCATTCCAACTTTCTGATGAAGAAATCAAGTTGGTAGAGGAAGCCGCTCGGGTTAGTAAGTGCTACTATGTTGGAGTCGATCATGTAATCAATGACGGCAAACCATACATCATTGAAATGAATGC